CTACAGCCGGGAGGCCCATTCGTCCACGACGGCCTTGGAGATCGCCTGGACGTCCTCCGTCGTGGGCCCGGGGTCGGCGACGAAGCCGGCCCGGCGGTAGTACTCGAGCTCGCGGATGGACTCGAGGATGTCGGCGAGGGCGCGGTGGCCGCCGTGCTTCTGCGGGGCGTTGAAGTAGACGCGGGGGAACCAGCGGCGGGCGAGCTCCTTGATGGAGGAGACGTCGACGCTGCGGTAGTGCAGGTGGCCGTCGACCCGCGGCATGTACTTGGCGAGGAAGGCGCGGTCGGTGCCGATCGTGTTGCCGGCGAGCGGCGCGTGCTGCTCGGTGGGCACGTACTTGAGGATGTACTCGAGCACCTCGTACTCGGCCTCGGCGAGGCTGACACCGCCCGGGATCTCCTCCAGCAGGCCGGAGGAGGTGTGCATGTCGGTGACGAACTCGTTCATGTTGTCGAGCGCCGACTGGTCGGGCTTGATCACGATCGTGAAGCCGGGGTGCACGGGCGTGAGGTCGAAGTCGGTGACGACGACGGCCACCTCGACCAGCTCGTCGACCGCGATGTCGAGCCCGGTCATCTCGCAGTCGATCCAGACCAGCCGGTCGTTCGTGGAAGCCATGCCGCCACTCTAGCGTCGGGGGCCGACACGCTCGGGCTCGGGCGCTGCCCCGGATGCGCGACCTACCTGGGCGCTCGGTCCGCGCCTCCTGGTAGAAGGGTGGCATGACAGACAGCAAGCCCACCGTGGCCGAGGGATCCGAGTACGTCGTCTTCTTCGAGGGCGGCCCGAGCGACGGCAGCACCGACACCCGCACCAGCTTCGACGGCTCCTACGAGGACGAGATCGTCGACTACGTGCTCGTCGAGGGCATCGAGACCGGCTTCGTGTACAAGGTGCGCGAGGCGAAGATGAACGGCGAGCAGCTGCAGGTGCACTACACGCTCGACGAGGCCGACAGCGACCCGGTCGACGCCCTCGAGAACCGTGGCGACCGCACCGACGAGTTCGGCACCTTCTGACGCCACGGCAGGTGGACGAGGAGGCGCGGGGAACATCTCCCCGCGCCTCCTCGTTGTACGGGGGCATGAAGGTCGAGCTGTACACGTCCGCGTTCTGCGGCCCCTGCCACGCGGCCCGCGCCGTCGTGGCCGAGGCGTCGGCCCTGGTGCCGCTGCTCGAGGTGGACGAGGCCGACGTCGTCGCCCGGCCCGACGAGGCGGAGGCCCGCGACGTCCGCAGCACCCCGACGATCGTGGTGCTCGACCGGGCCGGCACCGAGGTGTTCCGTGCCGCGGGGGTGCCGCGGCTCGACCAGCTGCTCGGCGCGCTCGCCCTGGCCGTCTGAGCGGGCACGGTATCGTGGGGCCCACGCCCTCGTAGCTCAGCGGATAGAGCAGGAGCCTTCTAATCTGAAAGCGGACCGTTCGGTCGGACGGGCGGCGTCGAGCCATCATCCTCTGCGAAGAGGTAGCCGACGCTGACGTCGAGTTCACGGGCGACGACCACGAGCTCGTCGGCTGACCACCCACGCTGCCCCCGGAGCTTCTTCGCGAGCCCGCTCTGGTGCATCCCGATACGGGCACCGAACGAGGTCTGCGTGAGCTGCCTGTCCCACATGAGGTGGTGGATGCGGCGGCCGATCACTGCGTCCATGGAGAGTGCCGGTTCGGCCTGCTCCTGCTGGTTCGTCTTCATGTCGCCAAGATAGCGACAATTCGGACAAATCGCCAACCCAATATGGGGATGGGTTGATTAGTCCGAATTGTCGTGTACGGTCTCGGTATGACACAGCGGACTAACCAAGACGAAGCGGCGCTCATCTCGCCCCGTGAAGCAGCGCTGATCTCAGGCGTCGTGACCCGCACCCTCGCCCGCCTCGCAGACCGCGGCGACCTCACCCGAGTCACCCCCACCGGATCCCGACACCGCCGCTACCTCCGCGCCGAAATCGAAGCCCTCACCACCCCCAGCCAGGCGACCACCGCCACCGCCACCGAGGACGCCGCCTCATGACCGCCTCCGCCCGACGTCTCAGCACGGCGGTCCGTGCGCTCGCCGGAGTCGTCGTCGTCGCGCTCGTGCTCTTGGCAGGCCTCGTCGTCGAGTACTGCGCCCAGCACCCCCTCGCCGGCGTCGTCCTCGCCCTGACGCTGGCAGGCGTGTTCGCGGCCCTCGTCATCCGGGAGCGCCGATGATGCTCCGCGTCATGTGGGTCCGCGTGACGGGCTCCACGGTCTACGTCTTCCCGAAGCAGCAGACCGGGTCGCAGCTCGACGACGAGTGCTACCAGGCCGGCAGCTTCCGCGGCACCGGCATCGGCGGCACGACCGCCGTCGCGAACACCGACAGCGACCCCGTGCACCTCGGCCAGTTCGACGAGCGCGTGAAGGCGATCGCCGCCATCCTCCGCCACCACGGCATCGTGCCCACCGACGACAGCGTGGGCATCCGATGAGCCCCTTCACCTCACCCCTCTTCCTCGTCGTCCGCCCCCAGGCGCCCGCCTTCGTCGACGCCGCCCCCGTCCGCGCACACCTCGCCCGCCTCGCCGACCAGGGCATCGGCTTCAAGCGCGTCGCCGACCTCACCGGCCTCCCCACCGACTCCGTCCGCGTGATCGTCGCTGGCCGCCGCGGATCCGGACCCCGCAGCGGACAACTCCCGCAGCGCGTCCGCCACGCCACCGCCCAGCAGATCCTCGCCATCCGCATCAGCGACGACTCCTGCGCCGTCGTCGACGCGACCGGCGCTCGCCGCCGCGTGCAGGCGCTCATCGTCAACGGCTGGTCGCAGACGAAGCTCGCCGAGCGAGCCGGGGTCAGCCCCCGACAGTTCGGCCGTGTCCTCCGGCAGTCGACGATCCGCGCGACGACCCACGGTGCGATCGAGGCGCTCTTCGACCAGCTCTGGAACGTCGCACCGCCGCAGGCCACCGAGCACGACCGTGCGGCCGTAGAGCGGTGCCGCGGCTACGCACGCGCCCTCGGGTGGCTGCCTCCCCTTGCCTGGGACGACATCGACACCGACGAGGCCGCGGCGCCTACCGAGGCCGTCTACGTCGACGAAGTCGCCGTCGACCTCGCCGTCGCGGGTGAGCACCCCCCGCTGAACCGGCTCGAGCGGATGAGCGCCGTCCTGGTCCTGAACCGCGACCGCCACCTCTCTGACGGGGCGATCGCCGACGTGCTCGGCATCAACAAGGACCAGATCCAGCGCTACCGCCGCGACGCAGGCATCCCCGCCGCCGTCAATTTTGGGCAGGCGGTCATCAACTCGTGACCGCCCCGAAGCCCGCTCCGCTCACCCCGCAGCAGGTCGAGACACTCAAGCACCTCGACTTCCCGACCCGCCCCGTGCAGCTCTGCGTCTCGCTCCTCAGCCCCCGCCGCTGCCCGCGACCCGCCTTCCACATCGCGACGAGCCGCTGCTGCGGACGCCAGTACGACGTCTGCGACGACCACGCCACCGCCATGACCCACACCGTCCTCCGGTTCGTCTGCCGCCACTGCCAGTGCGTCGCCCCCCTCCACGACCTCTTCCGCCTCTCACCCATCGGAGACCGACTGTGATCGCCCTCCTCACCGACCCCGGCGTCGGCGCCCTCGCCCTCGCCGCGGCCGCTGCCGCCATCTGGCGCATCACTGGACGGAGCCCCCGTGCCTGACACGATCACCCACGGCGTCGCCCTCGGCATCCGCGACACCGTGCACCGCGGCATGCTCATCCGCCTCGGCGTCGCCGCCCACGTCCCCGCCATCCTCGAACCCGCCCAAGCCGCCGAACTCGGCCACGCCCTCATCGCCCTCGCCGACGAAGCCATGCTCGCCGAGCAGGCCAAGCGACGGAGCAACCGATGAGCCCCGCCTACCCGAAGCCCAGCGCCAAGCGCCGAACCGTCGGACAGCAGTCGCGCTCGCAGGTGAACGAGATCCGCCCCATGGTCGAGATGCGCGACGACTACCGCTGCGTCGTGTCGGGCACCGAGTACGGCGCGACGAGTCCGTGCACGCCGGGCTTGACGATGCAGCACCGCGTCGGGCGTGGCGCCGGAGGCTCGGCACTCTTCGACGGCCCGGCGTACCTCGTGTGCATGTGCCAGCACCACAACACGCTCGAGACCTCATCAGCTGACTTCGCCGCGGTCTGCCTCGCGAACGGGTGGAAGCTCGCCCGGAACGCCGTCGAGGTCGTGCCCGAGCTCGTGCCCGTCCGCTACTGGGACGGCTGGTACGTCCTCGAGGCTGCCTCCTGCCTGCGCTGGCGTCTCAGCGACGCTGAGGCCAGGCGCCTCACGTCCGTCGGTCTCTCGTGAATACGCCCGTTCCGCCTCAACCTCAGGTTGAGGCCAGCCAGCGAACGGGTCGGACCGTGGGTCGACGCCGCAAGCGCACCCGCCACGAGGTCGAGACGACCGATTTCCTCAAGGCCGCACGCCGCTTCATCCGTGCCGCTGGTCGTCGTGTCGCCGACGGCGACGAGGTCGAACTCGCAGGACTCCTCGACCTGCAGGACGTCGTCGCCGACGCGCTGCAGGAAGCCGTCGACGGACAGCGAGCCCTCGGCAAGTCCTGGCCCGCCATCGCCGCCGCCACCGGCAAGTCACCCCAGGCCGCGCAGAAGCGCTGGGGCCGCACTTCATCCACCACCACACACCTCTGAGCAAGGACGCCTCATGCCTTACTTCCCAGTGGACGACCAGTTCCCCTTCCACCCCAAGACACTCGCCGCAGGCAACGCGGCCATCGGCCTCTGGACGCGTGCAGGGGCCTGGTGCAAAAGCCACGCGACCGGCGGCGCCGTCCCGAGGGAGGTCGCCGCCACCCTGGGCACAGCCGGACAGGCAGCGGCCCTCGTCAGGGTCGGCCTGTGGGAGAAGACGACGACCGGGTACGTCTTCCACGACTGGCAGCACCAGGCCGGCAACGGCGACGAGGCGGCCGAGAAGCGCCGCCGAGAGCAGGCCGCCGAGAGGCAGCGCCGGTTCCGCGAGTCGCGCGCCGCAGCACGTGACGCCGACGTAACGCGTGACACAACGCGTGACACGCGCGTTGGTGACGCGTCAGTCACGCTTCCCCCAGTCCCATCCCCATCCCCACTAGAACCAGTTACCAGCACAACTCCCGTCCCTGAGGCTGAAGCGCGAGCCGTGACGGATGAGGAATCGATCGAGCAGGTGTGTACCCGACAGCTGGCTGGCCTGGGCGTCGACTTCGTCAAGGTCCGCTCAGCGCTCGGCACGCACGCTGGCCGCATCTTCCCGCCGACCGACGTCGTCCGTGTAGCCGCGACGATCCTCGGCCGAGCAGCAGGCACCCCGAACTCGCCCACCGGCTTCGTCATCAGCTCGATCCGGAACGACTGGGCCGAATGGCAGAAGCTCGTCGACACGGGGGAGGTCGGCTGATGGCCTTCGACCCGTACGGCTCCAAGCCGTGGCACCCCGCCCCGTCCCGCTCCACGATGGACCTCCTCGTCGGCAAGGCCCACGACCCCACCGCGATCGCGGCGTTCAAAGACGCCTACCGCGCTGAGCTCGCCGCGGCCGGCCTCGACCCGAACGAGGGCGTCCCGTACACGCCCTACGCCGCCTCGGTCGAAGAGGCCAAGCACCGCGGACAGGGCAAGGACTACGCCTTCAAGGACGCCGACTAATGGCCGGGTTCGAGTACTCGGCCGACCAGCTTGTCGAGTCGATCATGAAGGCCACGACAGCAGGCAACCCCGAAGCCGCCCAGGGACTGTCGACCCTCCTTGCAATCCACTACCCGGCCGAGTTCGAGCGGTTCCGCCTCGCGGTCCAGCTCGCTCAGCTCCTCAAGGTCGGGACCGAGTGATGGGCGACCTGTTCGAGCACGCCGTGACACCAGGGATGCTCGACCGCCTCGAGGCGGAACGGGTGTCGCACACGGGGGAGTCACGAGCCGAGCTCGTCGCACGCCTCCGTCGCACTGAGGCGCCCGGATCGCTCCCTGATTTGACCAACCGCCGGGCGATCGACGCCGCCGCGCGTGCACGTACCGCATCCACGAGAGGAACCCCATCATGACCACCACAGCCCTCCGCCCTGTCCCTCAGGTCCGGATCCGCGACCGCTACGACGACATCATGGACGCCCTGCCGCTGACGCCCCGCCAGGACCGGGCCCGCACGAAGGTGCGCCGCATGCTGCAGGTCTCCGAGCAGTGCATCGAGCGTGGCGGCATCGACAGGCTGACCACGAAGGACGTCGCACTCGAGGCAGGCGTCAGCATCGGACTCGTCTACCGGTACTTCCCCGACCGCGTCGCCATCCTCGACGCCCTCCGCCCGGACCGGCACCTCGCCGTCGAGCAGCGAGACACCGCCGTGCGCCTCCTCGCCGAGGCCCGGGCCGCCCTCCATGGCTTCTCGGATCGGATCGACGAGTTCGTCTACAGCGAGCTCGCCTGCCACCTCGACGACGGACCCATCGACCACAACGGCAACGACATGGTCGCTGCGGTCGATCTCACGGAAGCAGCCACCGCGTGAGCGCCACCGCCTACGTCGCCGTCCGCTACATCGCAGAGTGCGTCCCGTGCCGGTGGATGGAGAACGCCGAGGACTATGACGACGCCACCCTCGCCGCCGAGGAACACGACGAGAACCGTCACCCCGAGGCCACAGCATGAGCCGGAACCGGCCGCGCTCGCCGCGGTACGCCGACCACCTGCTCGCTCGGCTGACGGCCGCCGCCGAGCAGCTGGTCGACGTCCTGCGCCCGACCCCGCCCACGCTCGAGGAGCTGCCGCAGGTCAACCAGACCGTGTGCCGGCTGCTGTCGCTGCGTCACCTGGGGCAGTGGGTGGAGATTCCGGGCCGGCCCGTGACGAAGGAGGAGCGCGAGCACCCGTCGCAGCTCACGATCGCGGGCGTGCTGGTCGGCATCCGCCCCGGGGCGCCTGGCCGTCAGGGCGGCGTCGCGACGCGGACGCTCGTCATCGCGCAGGGCGGGCAGCAGCGTGACCTCGCGGTGCGGGTCGACGAGCCCGTGAACACGTACCCGAGGAGCACCCGGTGACGCGCCTCGAGCTCGTGCCCGTCTCCTTCGGCGACGCCTGTGCCTTCGTCGAGGCTCATCACCGCCACCACGACGCCCCGCGAGGGCACAAGTTCAGCATCGGAGTTGCAGTGCAGGGGGTCCTCGTGGGCGTCGCCATCGTCGGGCGTCCTGTGTCGCGTGTTCTGCAGGCGGAGGGGGATGCCCTTGAGGTCGTACGGACTGCGACCGACGGCACTCCCAACGCGAACAGCAAGCTCTACGGCGCAGCCTGGCGAGCCGCTCAGGCGCTCGGCTACACGAGGCTCATCACGTACACGCAGCACGGTGAGTCGGGGGCCTCGCTGCGCGCCGCCGGCTTCCGGGTCGTCGCGCAGCGTCCCGCCCGGCGCGGTTGGGACGCACCATCTCGTCCGAGGATGGGCCGCGGAACCGACACCATCGCTCGCACACTCTGGGAGTCGGTCTCGTGACCGGCGATCGAATCGACCTCGACGCGATCAACCTCGCCTCGACGAACTGGGCTGCCGAGCGCGTCTCCGAGCTGCATCCGTTCCCGGTCGAGCAGCGCCTCGCCGAGATGCCCTCTCGCGAGGCCGACGCGTGGCTGCGCAAGCTGCACGAGCACATCGACGACTATCTCGGAGTCATCGAAGCCCTTCGCCGTCCTGGCCGGGCGTGGGTCGACGTGCGACTCGCATCCGGCAAGTGGACCGGACTGTGGATCGACGACTGCCCCTCCGAAGCTGCCCTCGCCTCCGCGCTCTGGCACAAGGAACCCGTCATCGCCGCCGGCATCGGCCTTCGCGACTCCACCGCAGCCCGCGAAGCACACCAGGCCCGCATCGACGCAGGCGACCTCCTCGCCCTCCTCGGGGACGACTGGTGATGCGTCGTCGCTATCCTCAGGGGGCTTTCGGGAACAGGGCACTCATCGTGGATGGCAACCGAGTTTCGAGCCCTGGTCGCGGGGGAACTTGGATGGACTGCTTCTTCTGTTTTCCGAGTCGCGTCTCCCAGGTCAGCTCCATGCGGTACCCCTTGGGCGAATCCGGCGGGCTCGTCAGGCGAGACCATCCGGCCGGTGCATCGCCACAACGATGTGTCCCACTCGCAATGGTGAACGACAGGTTAAGGGCCGGGTTCGGCATCGTGTTCTCCACTCGGAGAACCGCCTGCTTCGGAGGATCCATTTCCTTCGACACGTTGGAGGGGGTGACGATTCGTGCTGGCTGGTGCCGAACCCAAACGGCTCGGAAGAAGGCGTCGTGTTGCATCCGGCTGTTTGCCGCATTGATCCGCATCTGCCTAAAAGAGAAGAAGGCGCTAGCAGAAGCGATGACTGCAGCGATGATGCTGATGATGATCGGGGTCACACCGCTGACCGTATCGGCTGCTGCTAATGGCTGACGATTCACCCGGCTATTCGGGTGGTACCAACCCGGAAAAAAATGAGCCCGAACCCCTCACTCCCGACTAGGTAGCACTGCTCCGCCTCGAGCAGCGCTACCCCAACCACTCCGGCGAGAAAGAGCGCCTGATCCGCAGCAGCATGCGGATCAACCCCGTCCGCTACCAGCAACGCCTCCACCGTCTCAGCACCGATCCGAGGGCGCTCGCCGCGTTCCCGGACGTCTGCGCACGGGTCAGGGTGCTGGCGGAGGCTGCGGCGGAGCGGAGGGCGTTCCGCCGTCTCTGATCGTGCCGGTGGCTGTCCCCAGGATCTACCCATGGCTGACGATCGGAAGTTCTTCGCGGGTGACCTCGGGACCCAGCACCTGCAGCACGAACTCACGGTCGAGTCCCGCACGCCGGCGGTCACGGGCCGCCTGATCGGTGTGCAGCACCTGCCCGTCGACAGCAGCACGGCGTCGACCGTGGTGACGCTGGCGGAGGGCATCGAGACGTCCCCCTGGGTCACGTCCTCGACCTACGTCCTGGGTGAGCACGACCTCGTGGAGCTTCGATGACCGTCGCGGATCAGATGGGGTCGCTCGGGTTTGCAACTAACTCGCTACTGGGCAGACCTTTCAGAACGTCGATGGTTTCGGTGCCGTTGGCCTTGCCCCGCACCCAGAAGGACAAGGCCCGGACCATCTTCCCTGCTGAGCGGTACCGGACTTTCGTGTTAACTCCATCACCGCGCCACAGGGCTTCTTGCGCCTCGAGGATGACGTTCACTTGGTCGTCTTTTGCACGGAGCAGAGCGAGTTGCATCTGCACGCCTGGTACCAAAACCGACGGCTTGACGGGCTTCGGCGGCTTTGCTCCGACCACGATGGACGTTGAAATCGCTTGGGAAGCTGCGATGACAGCCCGGTCATATTTCTGTAGTTCTTGCATGTACAGCCCAAGTGCCAGCAACAGGTCAGCCACGGCGTTCGTGAGCCCCTCAGCCCGCCGGTCTTCCTGTTCCTCTCGAAGCCGGTTCTGGCGTTCGGTGCGCTCCTGCTCAAGAACTTTCTGCTGCTCCCCGCGTTCGTATTTGACGATCCACCAAGCGACAAGTCCAGAGAGGGCTGCACCGAGAAGTGTTGCCAGGAGCGTCGATGCGAAGGCGCCCCAGTCCCAGCCAGTGAGCGTGCGCCCGAGGTCGTCGATGGCGCAGGAGATGCGCATTTGCTCACAGGACATGAAGAAGACGTTAGCCGAGGTTGTGTCATGAGCAGTGCCGATCGTCTTGATGACAGTTTTCCGCATGGCACCCCTGCTGGGTACGAGCAGGGCTGCCGGTCGTCGGGTGGCTGCCGGGCGAAGCACGAGACCGGGCAGTCGTGCGCAGAGGCCCGCATCCGTGTGTCCCGTGACTCGGCTTACCGGGCGCTCGTGCAGTCCGGCGCGCCCGTCTCGGTCCTTGCTCAACCTGAGGTTGAGGGCGACCGCCCCGCCGTCCCGGTGACCCGCCCTACCCCTCACCAGGCCGTCCCGAAGATGCTGCAGGAGCGACCCGCGAAGCCACGCGGCGGCCCCCGCACGCCCGGCTGGAAGCACGGCACCCCCACGGGCTACGTCAAGGGCTGCCGCAACGACTGCCCGGGCGGCGAGGACGGCCGCACCTGCCGTCAGGCCACCGTCGACCACAAGCGGGAACTGCGCCAGGAGCGCGCCCAGCTGGCCCGCACCGCCACCGTCGAGTCGCCCGGGTTCCCCGGCATCAGCTCCGGCACCATCATCGCGCCGTCCGCCGCGAAGCTCGCCGCAGTCCTCCGCCCCGAGCCCGAACGCACCCACCGTCTCGCCGCCTTAGCCGCCGAACTCACCGCCCTCGAGGAGGCACCATCAGCACCCACCAGCCCCGCCACCAAGGCGCCGGCCCCCTCCCCGACATCAGCTTCAGGAGCCGAGGTGGCTCCGACGGCATCGACGACGACCCACAAGCCCGAACCGGATTCACCTTCTACGGCGCCCCCCGCCGACCAGAGCCAGCCCACCGCGCCGCCGGCACCCTCCGCGTCTACGGCACCCTCCGCTACGGCATGGTCCACGACGCCACAGAGTGGATCCCGGACCCTCCTCGCTGACCTCGCCCTCGCCTTCCACACCCTCCACGAAGAGACCCAGCGCTCGCCGGAGATCACGACACCCTTCGACGGGCTGTCGGGCCTGATGGCGCAGCTGCTTCGGGCGGCGTGGCTGGACGGTCACCGGTCGGGGGTGTCCCTGTGAGGCGCACGGTCGCGGAGCTGGTGCACGTGCTGACGGAGGAGCACGCCTCGTTTGTCGAGGGCACGCTGCGCACGGAGGATGCCCTGATCGTGCGCCTGCGGAACGCGATGCGGGCCTCTATGGGGATGACGCACGGCGGGCACTCCCTGCCGAACGAGCGCTCGGCCCTGAACCTGGGGGCGTTCACGACGTACGAGTTCGTGACGGAGACGATCACGTCGATGCTGAGTGCCGCGCAGGACGACGTGCCCACCCGCCGCCGGCCGGTGGCGAACCTGCAGGCGTGGTTGCGCATCTGGCAGCTGGCCGAGCACATGGGCGAGCTGAACGAAGCGCAGGTGCTGAACGCGTCCCGCCGCCTCACGGATCTCGTGTCCCGCATCGAGTCGATCCTGAACCCGCCCCGTGTCGTCGAGATCCTCGGCGCCTGCCCAAACCCGGAGTGCGGCGAACGGTACTGGTTTACGGACACCCTCGGCTCCCGCACCTCGGCGGTGTACACGGTCCTCCGCGTCGGGGAGCCCCTCGTCGCGCACTGCCACTGGTGCTCGACCCGCTGGGAGGGCGAGGCCGGCCTCGAGCAGCTGAACGCCGCGATGGTCCGGCAGGAGCAGGCCCACCGCGCCCACATGGCGGGGGAGTCCGCGATCGACAACGCCACCGACCCCACGACCGCGTCCGACGACGCCGGCCACGACCACCACGAACAGGAGACCGAATGACCGCCACCCTGCACGCCTTCGCGGGCAGCATCACCGTCGAGAGCATCAAGCTCAACGTCACGGTCGTCGGCGACGGCGCCATGGTGACCATGCAGGCCCTCGACCCCGCCGGCGACACCATCGCAGCGTTCACCCACGTCGTCGCGTTCTTCACGATGGACGACCTCGACCGCTACACCGAGCTCGTCACCGCGAAGTGGACCCTCTGGCTCCACGAGAACGGCTTCCGCCTCGTCCGCGAAGGAGCCTCCGCATGAGCACCCACCCCCGCAACCCCGCCCACTTCCCCCGCATGAAAGTCCGCGGCGCTCGCCGCAGGCAGATCGCACCGTTGCAGCGCATGGTCGGTGCCGCCGCCCCCTCGTTCGCCGCCGCAGTCGACGCCCTCGCGAAGCTCGGTCAGGCCGGGATGATCTCTGGCGCGGCCTTCCTCAGCTTCGGCGCGGCCTTCGCGCGCGGTGGTGTCGTCACCGGCCCTTCCGTCACGGGCCGGCTCATCACTGGTGAGTACGTCCACCGGGGCGCTGACCTGTGAGCGACACCGTGGACGTCCTCCCGAAGCGTCCCCACACGACCGTGACCGCCCTGACCGCAGTCGACGCCGTGCCCCGGGTCCTCCGGGAACGCCTCGACGTCCTCATCACGGAGCACGGCGCAGACACCATCCGTGACGCCGTCGCCGCGATCGCGGCGCACGACGACGCACAGGCGGCCCTCCTCGGCAACGTCACCCGAGTACTCGACGGCGTCGCCCTCACGGAGGCCACGCAGCGCGAAATCGAGCGCGCCCTCCGCGACTACGTCGTCCCGACCCCCTGACCCCCTCGCGCTCATCGCAGATCCGGAAGGACACCCTCATGGCTGAGAAGCACGACGCCACGTACCACCCGAACGACGGCCCCAACCCGACCCTGCAGGTCACCGACGAGCAGCGCGCCGCCTGGGGCCGCCTCACGGGCAAGAACGCACCGACGCTGATCCGTGGCAAGCAGGGGCCGACGATGTGGGATGACCTCGCCGCCGTTGCACCGCTGCTCCCGGACGAGCTCACAGCTCAGCCCGGAGCGCCGACAGCCCCCGGTGCGTACCACGATCCCGACGAGCACCTGTTCGTTCTGACGCCGTGGGGCAAGTGGCTGACCGCCTTCGGCGACACGATGACCGTCGCCCGCCTTCCGCTGCCCCTGACGCCCCTGGTGAAAGCCCGACCTCCCCTCACCCCCGACGCCTTCCTGGCGAAGTGGAGCAGCATCGGTTTCGCCAGCGAGGAGACACGTTGCGCGCTCGCTGAGGCTGCGGTCGACTTGGTGAACGGAGCCGACCAGTGACCGTCGCCCGTCGCAAGGAGGTCACCCTTCCCAGTTTCCAGCAGGTCGAGGTGCGGGTCTCGGCCGTGAGCAGGATCGGCGAGCCCGTCAGAATCCACGACGTCGTGGTCATGGACCTTGCGCGGGGGGAGGGCCGCCGGATGGGCCTCGACTATGCCGAGGAGGAGGCCCGTGCGGTCCTGAAGGTCATCGCCCGTCACCGATCGAAGCTCGCGCGGGATGCCCGCAAAACGAAGGAGGCCTGATGTACACGTGGGGATGGTCGCTCTGCTGCATCTTCGGCCTGCACTGGCTCTGTTCCGCTCAGTGGGACGTGACGGGCGGGAGGCAGACCTGCAGCTGCGACAAGGACGATCGCCGTCGGAGCGGCCGTCGCAGGCATCGCAGGGTGCACACCAACACATTCAGCGAAGAGACCGGAACGAAGGTGCCCCGATGACCGACCACGACAAGACCCCGGCGCTCGCCGAGGTGCGTCTGGACCTCGACGCCATCACCGCGCGCAGCGAGGCGGCAACACCGGGACCCTGGGAGCACCTCACAGCTCCGGCCGAGGACGACACGTCATCTCTCGCCGAGTGGATGGCGGACACCCTCACCGGCGGCGAGAGGCTTCACGTGCTCACGGCTGCAGGTCAGGGCGAGTACGCCTACATCGTGCCCGCGCTGACCGGAGATGGACCTGCTGCGCCAGCGAACGCCGACTTCATCGCCCACGCCCGGGAGGATGTGCCCGCGCTCGTCACTGCGGTCCGCGGGCTGCGTGCCGAGCGGGAGGAGGCGCGCGAGGAAGCGACGTGGGCGACCCTGGCGGCGGACACGCAGAGGGAACGCGCCGACCGGCTGCAGGCGGCCATCGACGAGGCACCGCACACCGACCTCTGCTACTACGTGCAGCGGCAGGGCGATCCGTGCAACTGCTGGAAGGCCGGCCTGTGAGCGCGCGCCCTGTCCCGCGCGTCTCCGGTCACACGCTCCTCAGTGAGGGCCAGCCGTACAAGGTCCTCGTCGTCACCGACGCTGGCACGACGATCCCACAGCGAGAGCACCACTCGAAGACCGGCCGAGGCCTCTGCTCGTGCGGCGTGCTCTCGGACGTACTGCCGAGCAACGGACGCCGCAAACAGTGGCACCGGGATTACAAGAGCGCACTGCTGCAGATCACCGAGGCCGACGCCTGATGCCCCGTGCACGTCTTACGGCGCTCGCCGGAGGCCGTGGCTGCGTCGAGGCCCGGCACAAGCTGAAGCAGGACCGGAACGCGGTTACGGCCCCTGACGGGTCACGCGTGACGGAGTACTGGTGCGACCACGTCGGGTGCCCGAGGTACGGGCAGGCCGTCGCCTCCCGCCCCGCGTAGCCCCGCCAGGAGGCGTGCACCGCGGTTCACCGTGAACCGTGGTGCACGCACCGTGGTTCACCATCAGGAGATCCCCGCATGCCCGACCACCCGCAACTGCTGCACGACGTCGCCGACACCCTGGCCCGCACCAACGAGTACCGACGCGAGGTGCAGGCCGAGCGCCGGGCCGCGATCCGGGCCGCCCGTGCTGCGCACGTCACCTGGCCTGTCATCGCCGCCGCTCTCGGCATCACCATCCGGGCAGCTATGAAGGCCTCGCGCTGAGCGACCTTCACGTCTACGCTCAGGACATGCCCGACGAGTACACGTTCTCCGCTGCCCTCCTCGACATCCACGGCGATACCCGCACGATCATCGACCGGCAGACGCTCCTCACCGTGGGCGGTGCCCCTCTCGACCAAACTGAATGGACGGTCGTCGACGCCGCAGGTGATCCCCTCGGCTCCTACAGCGCGAGCCGCCTCCCCACGCCCAGCAACGACCCCGACGAAGAGATCGTCTACTACCGCGCCAGCAACCACCGCCGCCTCTTCGGCCCCAGCCTCGGCACCACGAAGGAACGACCGTGAACGAGATCCCCTACACCGAGGTCCAGTTCGACGCACTCCTCGTGCCCCAGACCAGCGACACCTCCCTGGAGCTGCGCCAGGCCATGACCCAGGACGGGACCGCACCCGAACACCTCCACGTCCTCACCGACGACAAGACCGGCGTCCGCATCTACGAACTCGCCGGCCCCGCCGGGAACAACCCCGTCCCTTACCGATCCACCGGAACCACCGTCCTCCTGAACCACGACGGCACCGACCCCGACATCCACATCCCCATCCCGACGACTTGACACGCGCTCGCCGAGTCGTGCTACATTCGGCCCCACGCACTAGAAGTGTCTCTAGCGCCAGATCAACCGCCCAGGCCAACGCCGGGCGGTTTCGTCGTTAACGCGGCGCACTCGGGCGGCGGCAAGATCGCATGAGGCTGAGCCGCCGCCCCCACCCACTTCGACGCACGCCAGGCCGACACACACCTACTTCGGCCAGCTCTCCTGTCACTCCGGCGGCTTGATGCCGGACCACACGGACGCGAGCACGGCACACCTTGGTTCTGCGGTGATGCGCGTGCGTCGAACAACTTCGAGCGGGGCCGTCAACGGGAAGCCACAGGCCCGAAGGACGCTCACGACGTCGGCTCCTACCCGACCAGGCGCACCTGCCGCCCCGCTCGTCGTCGTCATCACCCGGAGGTCGCGTGCGTATCCGCTTCACCCTCGACATCACACGGACCCGCAAGCCGGAGCCGGACGACGAAGAGATGCACGAGCACCGCGATCTCGACACCGCGATCGAGTCGCAGCCCGGCCGGCCCGAGACACACCGCATCGGCTTCGTCCCCGCTCCTGAGTGGGACGGGGACAGCTGATGCCGGTCTGCTCCGAGCTCGGCTGCCCCGTCGTCGTAGCCCGGTCTGGTACCTGCCCAACTCACACCCGGGCATCGTCCAGGAGGAGGGGATCACGGCAGGCAAGGGGGTACGACACGGCCCATGACGCAGAACGAGCACGCCTCGCACCCATCGTCGCGACGGGCACGGTCAACTGCGCACGCTGCGGCAACCTCATCGGCGCACGCGCACCGTGGGATCTCGGACACACTGACGACCGCACCGCGTGGACGGGACCCGAGCACCAGCGCTGCAACAGGGGAGCGGGAGGGAGGGCAGCCCATGGCCTACGACCCAAGCCTCGGTGACACACGCGAGGACTACGACCTCGCTCTCCTACTCGGCTACGACTGGGTCGCACGCGCACACGACGGTGAGCTCGTCCCCTTCACGACCAACCGCCTGGTGCAGCATCCCTTCACCATCATCGGTAGACACGTCCGTGTGATCGAGGTAGCGATAGACCGACACGGTGCCGGCCGCCTCGACAGGCGAGGACGCATCCTCCGAAGGGTCCGCCTCCTCCCGCTGCCCACCCCCGCCTGACTCGCCCGAGGGGTGGGGGGCCCCCCTCGAACCCGGCCCCGCCGGACCGCCGGGGATGGGAAAAAAGCTGCGTACGGGTTCCGGGCATTCCGGAAGATCCCTGGAACCCGTACTTAACGGCCCGCTCTGGCCCTGCCAGGGCCTGCCAGACCTTCGCGCCCCACGGGCGCATCTGAGCCCGTCAGCGCCCCGCTGACAAGCCCCTGCCGCGTCCCGCAGAAGGAGCCCCCGATGCCCGGTCCAGCACCTGATCCGAACCCCCGCCGCCGCAATAAGAAGCGCGTCGACTGCACCCTGCCCCGGGGTGGCCGGACCGGACGGGCGCCAGCGTTCCCCATCAAGGGTGTGCGAGTTCCGTCGACGTGGGGCGAACTGTGGAAGACCCCGCAGGCCGCGGCATGGGAAGAGCTCGGGATCAACCGCACGGTGGCCCGGTACGCGCTGCTCCTGCAGCAGGCCGAGAAGCCCTCGGCCCCCGCCAGCCTCCACAACGAAGTCCGTCAGCTCGAAGACCGTCTCGGACTCACTCCCATGGCGATGCTCCGGCTGCACTGGGAGATGAGCCCCGACGAGATCACCGAGAAGCGCGCCACCACCGCTGCCACCAAGCAGGCAGACGCCGAGAAGACGACCGCAACGCGGGCCCGCCTGAAGATCGTCGGCTGATGCCCTGGCGCGCTCCCGAATGGGAGGGCGAGTTCCCCTCCCTCGGCTACCAGGTCGCCGACTGGATCGAAGAGCACTGCGTGGTCCCAGACGGCGAACACATGGGAGAGCCGTTCCGGCTCACCGATGAGCAGCTCACCTACCTCGTGCACCACTACCGCCTGAAGCCCGACGCCAATCAGCACGCCTGGCAGACGGCATGGAAGTACACCCGCAGCCTGCTGGTTCGCCCGCAGAAGTGGGGGAAGGCTCCCCTCACCTCAGCCATGATCTCGGCGGAGGCAGTCGCCCCCGTCGTCTTCGCTGGGTGGGACGCCGCGGGTGAGCCCGTCGGTCGGCCATGGCCCACTCCGATCATCCAGGTGACGGCCTATAGCGAGGACCAGACAGACAACATCTGGAAGGTCCTGCGTCCCATGATCGAGCTCGGCCCCCTCGCCGAGCTCATCCCGGACACCGGTGAGACACGAATCAACCTCCCCGGCTCCGGCTGGATCGAGCCCGTCACCTCCAAGGCCCTCAGCCGACTTGGCGCCCGCATCACCTTCGCCCCCCAGGACGAGGTCGGCACCTGGGTCAGCGACAACATGCGCTACCTCGCCGACACCCAGTACCGCGGACTCTCCGGAACAGGTGGCCGCGCCGCGCTCTCAACGAACGCCTGGGACCTCTCCGACAACTCCGTGGCCCAGCAGATCGACGAGTCGGGCGACGACAGCGACTACGTCGACCACGTCGACGGCCGCATCGCCGGGCTGTCGTACCGGAACAAGCGTGACCGCGCCCGGATCCACCGAAAGGTCTACGGCGACAGCGCCATGAAGCTCGACCGCAACGGCATCTGGATCTCCGGATGGGTCAACCTCGATCGCATCGAGATCGACGCCGAGAAGCTCGTCAAGAAGGACCCCGCTCAGGCGGAACGCTTCTACGGGAACATCAACACCACCGGCTCGGGCACCTGGTTCGAAGACGGGCAGTGGAAAAGCAAGCTCCTCGTCCGTGACCGACCCAAGTCCGAGCCTGTCGGTCTTGGCTTCGACGGGTCCGACTCGAACGACTGGACGGGCATCCTCCTCGAGACGATGGACCAGCACCAGTTCATGCCTGTGTACGGCGTCGACAACCGTCGCACCGTGTGGAAGCCCAAGGAGTGGAACGGTCGTGTCCCTCGGCCCGAGGTGATGACGGCCTTCGAGCAGATCTTCCGCGAGTACGACGTCGTCCGGGCCTACCTCGACCCGCCGATGTGGTCCTCCGAGATCGTTGCTCTGCAGGGCAAGTACAGCGACAAGGTCGTCATCGACTGGCCGACGTACCGCCCCAAGCAGATGCACTTCGAGCTCGAGCGTCTTCACAGTGACGTCGTGAACGAGGAGTCGATGTTCACGCACGACGGCGACGCCGACGTGGCGCTCTGCATGCGCAACGCCGTGAAGCGATCGCGGTCGGGTGAGACCTACATCCTCGGCAAACCGAGCGACGAACAGAAGATCGACCTCGCCATGTCATCCACACTCGCCCACGCCGCCGTCCTCGATGCGACTGCGGCTGGCGTGATCGGGAAGCGCAAGGCGCCGGCGATCTCGACGACGTTCTACGGATTCAGCTAGACGAAGGAGGCGGGATGGCCGTCACAGACCACGCGGTCGCACGCGACCGGCTCGCCCTCGGGCTGTCGCAGCTCGCTGAGCGGGCCAACATCGTGCAGCGGCGTGAGGACTACGTGCACGGCAAGCAGGATCTGCCGTTCGCGCCCTACGGCGCCTCGGTCGAGTACGAGGACCTCCGTGAGCAGGCGCCCGCGAACATCCTCGGCATCGCGATCGGGGCGCCGACGCAGCGCATGCGCGCGGACTCGATGAAGACGAGCTTGTCGGACGAGGACGAGAAGAAGCTCTGGTCGGGCGCCTGGCACGCGAACAAGCTCGACACCCGCCAGGACCTCGTCTACCGCTCGATGATGATTCACGGCCGCGGCATCGTCTCGTGCTGGCCGAACAAGGCCCGTCGCGATCGCCCGATTGTCCGGCCGGAGTCGTACGCCCGTGTGCACATCGAGATGGACCCCGACGACCCGTTCACGCCGCTCTACGCCGTGAAGACCTACACGGTCACGGACCGAGCCAGCAACGCCCTCATCCTGCCGGCGTCGGTGAGTCGTGAACGGCAGGTCGGCATCGTCTACGACGCCACGACGATGGTGCGGTTCGAGCGGCCGGCGGCTGGCGGCGAGTGGACGGCCACGGCGGAAAGCACGCACCCGATGCGGCGCGTTCCGTTCGCGGTCTACGACTACCAGCCGGACGCCGACGGGCGCCCGTGGTCGGCGATCGACCCGCTGATGCCGCAGCAGGACGCGCTGAACACGATCCGCTTCAACACGCTCCTGGCGATGCAGTTCGCGGCGTTCCGACAGAAGATCGTCACCGGATTCGACCCGCGCGTCGTCGACAAGGACGGGAACGTCCTCTACAAGACGAACCCAGACGGGACCCCGGCGCTCGACGCGAACGGAAGGATGCAGCCGCTGCTGCAGTCACCGGGCCGCGTCGGCGTCGACCGGATCATGGCCTTCCCCGGTGCCGACACGAAGGTCTTCGACCTGCCGGAGTCGAACCTGGCGAACTACGTCGAGGTCTGGGACATGTTCCTGACGACGTTCTTCAGCACGGCGCAGATCCCGCCGCAGTACCAGCTCGGGCAGATGGTGAACCTCTCGGGCGACGCGCTGACGGCGGCCGAGTCGACCCTAGCGTCGCTCGTCAAGGAGCTGCAGCTGGCGGCCGGCGAGGGCCACGAGGACATGCTCGAGCTGGCCTACTACGCGTCCGGCGGCACGGAGGACTTCGAGCCGACGGCCGAGATGGACTGGCTCGACGCGGAGGCGCGCTCGTTCTCGCAGGTCGTCGACGGCGTGCAGAAGCTCATCTCGACGGGATTCCCGAAGCGGGCCGCGTACGAGATGCTCCCGGGCGCGACGAAGACGAAGCTCGACGACTGGATGGACCTGATCGACGAGGAGCGGACGAACACCCGCCTGGCGCAGATCACGCGCCCCTTCGCCGACGTGACCATCCCGGCGCCGCTCGAGCTCGAGGCAGGAGGCGACGATGCCGCTCCCAGCAGCGGCGGTTAGCCACTACCAGGAGCAGCAGGAGATCGCCGCGGCTGCCGTGGGCGACGTCGCCGACCTCTGGTCAGGCATGGGCGAGAACTTCGACCTGTCCTGGTCCCTGATCGGTGGCGACGTCTTCGCGACCGTCGTGCAGGCGCAGGGCCTCGCGGCGGCCTCCGGGCTCCGCTACGTGCCCGAGGTCGTCGACGAGCAGGGCTTCGACGCATCGTCGGTCGCTCCGATCAACGCGGCACGGTTCGAGGGCGGCACGCGCGACGGGCGGCCCGCCGAGACGCTGCTGCACGGGGCCGTCTACACGGCGAAGCGGGAGATGCTGACCGGCGCCGGCACAGCGGGCGCGCTGAAGGTCGCTGGCGAGTGGCTGCAGGACGTCGTCCTCGACGTCGTGCGGGACGCGAACCGCCAGGCTGTCGGCGCCGCGATGGGGACCACCCCGAAGGTGTCCGGCTGGGTCCGGATGCTGAACCCGCCGTCGTGCAAGTTCTGCATCACCCTCGCCGGGAAGTTCTTCCGGTGGAACCAGGGGTTCCAGGCGCACCCCGGGTGCGACTGCCGGCACATCCCCTCGCAGGAGGCGATCGCGGGCGACTTCACCGTCGACCCGTACGCTTACTTCAACGGCCTGCCCGCTGCAGAGCAAAACCGCCTCTTCGGCAAGAACGACGCCCAGGCGCTGCGCGACGGCGGCGACATCTACCGCGTCGTGAACATCCGCAGCCGCGGCCTTTCGGACGACGCCCTGAAGTCGTCCGGCGATCGCCGCGGCTGGCAGTCGAGGCGGTGGGACACCCCGTCGAAGATGACCGTCGACGACGTCTACCGCACCGCGCGGAACCGCGACGACGCCGTGCGCCTCCTCCGGGAGAACGGCTTCATCACCGGCGACCAGGTCGCGGGCGGCAACCTGAAGGGCAACGCGGGCGGCGGACAGTTCGGCGACCTCGCCGCCGGCGCTCTCGGGCGCGGCGGCACACGGAAGGGCGCGACCGCCGCATACCGGAAGGCCGTCGCCTCCAATGTCCGGGATCCCCTCGAGCCCGCAACGCAGACGGCGGCGGAACGTCGCCTCCACACGGCGGTGCTGCGGAAGCAGGCCGTCGACCGCGGCAGCAACCCGTTCGCCGCGAACAGCCAGCGCGACCCGCTCACCCCGGAGATCCGGGCGGCGGTCGAGCGCGACTACCAGCGCCAGCTCGCCCGGCTGGCCGACGGGCCCGAGCAGGTGCGCACTCTCGCGCGGCTTCTCGGCGTCCTCCGCTAGACCCCGCCGGCGCCCCGCCGCGCGGCCACCTCGACGCCCCCGGCGTCACCTCCCAAGGAGAGAACGATGACCACCTGCACCCACCCCACCGCGCTCGGCAAGCTGCCCGCGCACCTCGACCGCTTCGGCCTCATCTCAGGCCGCCAGGCGTACCCGCTGCGCCTCCGCTTCGGCGACGAGGGCGGCGACGGTACGGGCGCCGGTGGCGACGGCGGCGAGGGCGGTGGTGACGGTGACGGCGACGGCGACGGCGACGATCAGCTCGGCGACGCCGGTGTGCGTGCGTTCGAGCGCACGAAGACCGAACTGCGCGAGCGGAAGGGCGAGCTCAAGGCCTGGACCGACCTCGGCCTCACCGTCGACGACGTGAAGGCGCTCCGCGACGGCCAGGGCGGCCAGGGCGTCGACGTCGCAGGCATCGAGCAGCGCGTCCGCGCGACGCTGCAGACCGAGTTCGACGAGCAGCGCTCGAGCGACGCCCGCGCCTCCGCCGTCCGCGAGCTCGCGGCGACGAGCGGCTTCGTGAACCCGAAGCAGGCCCTCCGCCTGGTCGACGACGCCGAGCTCGCCAAGGTCGCCGTGAAGGACGGCACCGCCGACGAGGCCGGCGTGAAGAAGCTCCTCGACGAGCTGGCGAAGGAGTCCCCGTACCTCCTCGCCCCCACAGACTCCACCGCTGACGCCCGCACCGCGGGCATCGGCGCGAGCGGCGCCGGCACCACGTCGGAGCCGAAGCCCGGAACCGATCGCCTGCGCTCCGCGTTCGCGTCGACCGGCACCAAGTAGCTCTCCCGCACTCCGCGCGGAGGCTGACCCAGAAGGGAGGGCCTGATGGCTCTCACACTCGCTCAGGCAGCTCTGCTCTCGCAGAACCAGCTGCAGCGCGGGGTCCAGGAGATCTTCGTGCAGGAGTCGTCGGTCCTCGACCGCATCCCCCTGCTGACGATCCAGGGCAACGCGTACGCCTACAACCGTGAGGCGACGCTCCCCGGCGTCGCGTTCCGATCGGTGAACGAGGCCTACACCGAGTCGACCGGCACAGTGGTGCAGGCGACCGAGACCCTCGTCATCCTCGGTGGCGACGCCGACGTCGACCGGTTCCTCGTGCAGACGCGCGGCGACCTGAACGACCAGCGCGCGATCCAGACCCGCCTCAAGGTGAAGTCGGCCTCGTACAAGTACCAGGACACCTTCTTCAACGGCGACGTGGCGGTGGACCCGAAGGGGTTCGACGGCCTGAAGAAGCGCCTCGTCGGGGCGCAGGTCATCGACGCCGGCACCAACGGCATCCCCGTGCTCGGCAACGGCGGCACGGAGGCCCACGCCTTCTACGACGCACTAGACCAGCTGGTCGCGGCGGTGCCCGGGATCAACCCGGAGAACGGCGCGCTGTACGCGAACCGTGCCCTGCAGGCGAAGATCCGTTCCTCGGGTCGTCGTCTCGGCGGCGTCGAGACGGTCCGGGAGGACGCCACGGGCAAGCGCGTCCTGACCTGGAACGGCATCCCCGTGCTGGACCCGGGCCAGAACCTCGCTGGCGCCGAGATCCTCGCGCAGAACGAGACGCAGGGCACCGCCACGGACACCTCCTCCGTCTACGCCGTGAAGTTCGGCGGCGACGAGACGGAGCAGGGCGTCACGGGCCTCACCAACGGCGGCGTGCAGGTCTACGACCTGGGCGAGCTGCAGGAGAAGCCCGCCTACCGCACCCGCCTCGAGTTCTACACGGGCCTCGCGACGTTCGGCGGCAAGGCAGCAGCTCGTCTCCGCGGCGTCCGCAACGCCTGACCCCGAAGGAGCAGCAGATGGCTGACAGCACGAGCACCACGCCGACGAAGACGACCCTCGACACGAGCGTCGCGAAGCCGTCCACGACGGCCCCCGGTGACGGCCCCGCCGACACCACCGACCCGACGGAGATCGCTCAGTCGGTCCCCGCGACCCCGGGCGCCGAGGCGCTGGCCGTCGGCACCGTCAACGCGGTGAAGCCGGTCAAGAAGGCCACCGCGAAGAAGGTCGACGGCGAGGCGCGGACCGAGCGCTACAAGGCGACGAAGCCCGACGGCACCGAGGTGACCATCGAGCGCAACATCGACACGGGCGTCTCGGCGATCGTCGCCGACTGACGGGAGGGGGACGCTCATGGACAACCCGGCTCAGCTCGAGCACGTCACGGGCAGCTTCGAGCGTCCCCTGACCGTCGGCGAGGAGAAGGCCGTACCCGAGTGGCTCGACACGGCCTGGCGGAAGCTGCAGCGGCGCGTGACGGGCATCCCGGCGCGCTGCGAGCTCGCGGACGACACCCCGGGCCACCTTGCCGTCGAGGACGTCCGTGACGTCGTCGTGGCGATGGTGGAGCGCAAGCTGCGCAACCCGGACGGGATGCGTTCCTGGAACGGTGACACCGAGGGCGGCACGGTCGACAGCACGCTGTCGTCGGGTCAGCTCTACGTCACGGACGACGAGGTGCGTGACCTCGCGCCGCGCGATCCTGACGGGTCGGCCGGCGGCGCGTTCTCGATGCAGCTCGGGAGGCCCTGATGGTCTCCCCGTCGATGCGGGCGATCGCGCGGCGACGGGCGGAGGCGCGGATGACGGACTCGTGCACGGTGGTCCGTGAGACGCGCTCGGAGGATCCCGACCCGGCGACGGGGAAGCACGCGACGACGTCGACGACCATCTACGCCGGGCCCTGCGAGTTCGTCGCGGCGAACACCGCCGTGCACGAGGTCACATCGGCCGGCCGCCCCGTCGCAGAGCAGGGCGCCACCCTCCGCGTCCCCGTCGACCACGAAGGCTCGGCGCGGATCAGCTCCGGCGACACCGCCACCGTCCACCTGTCCTCGCACGACGCCACGGCCCCGCCGCTGGTCGCGCGCGTGGGCGGCACTCACCAGCAGACCTTCGCCGCGTCTCGGCGGCTCCCCGTGGAGGTGGTGACTCGTGGCTGACGACGTGACGATCGACACGAGCGAGCTCGACCGCCTCGTCGTCGACCTGACCAACGCGCCGGTGTCGATCGCCCGCCAGGTCCGGTCGGCGCTGCAGGTGAGCGCGCAGTACGTGAAGGAGTCGTGGCGAGAGAAGCTGGCCGGGAACGCGTACGCGCCTCGTGTGCCGTTTTCGATCACCTACGACACGAAGATCTCCGACGACGGCATCGAGGTCGAGATCGGTGCTCAGAAGGGCACCGGCCGGCAGGGTGGTGTCGCGCTGCTCCTCGAGTACGGCGCCCCCCGGCGCGGTCTGGCCCCTCGCGGGTATGGCCTCGCCGCCCTTCAGGAGAACCTCGAGGACCTCGAGCGCGGCATCTCTCGCGCGCTCGGGTCGGCGCTGCAGGACAACGACCTGTGACCGCCGCCGAGACGCGCGCCCTGCGCGACAGGGTGCGCACGCACGCCCAGCTGGCCGCCGCGACCTTCGTGACGACCGACCAGGACCCGGGCGCCGACCCGGACGCTCCACGCACGCTGACGGCCCCGCCGTACGTGCTCATCTACCCGGGCGGCGGAGTCGACGGCCAGGACCGCGTCACCGGCCCGTACACGGACCGCGACCCGTCGTTCTCGCTGCACTGCGTCGGCGAGTCCGCCCTCGCCGCCGAGATCGTCGCGGACTGGGTCGACGCCGTGCTCCGCCCCGGCGGCCGCGGCGTCCGGCTCGACGTCCCCGGACGCCGTATCGGTGCTCTCCGCCGCGTCGACGTCGGGCCCGCGCTCGACGACGACAGCACAAGGCCGGTCGTCTGGTACGTGCCGGTCATCTACCGGTTCCGGTCACAGCCGGGCCCGGTCCCCACCTGATCCACCACCCTTCGCCCTCGGCTCCGGCCGGGGGCTTTCTCATGCCGAGGAGGCACCCCATGGCCGAGAAGGTCGAGGTCGTCGTGGACGACCGCACGTTCGAGATCCCGAAGATCACCCAGGAGCGCTGGCCCGACGACTACCCGCTCGCGACGACGAAGAGCGGCAAGCCGACTGCGGCCGCCAAGCGCGCGAAGAAGGTCGTCATCGAGAAGGCGCCCACCACCGACACCACCCTCACCGCCGACGACCTCAAGGCCGCCGGATCCACCGATGCCGGCGACGGCGCCACCCCGAAGGAGGCCTAACGATGGCCGATCGCGAACTGCTCGTCCCGGAGAACATCGAGTCCGACGGCACGCTGCTGCTGCTCGCCGCTCCCCGCTCCGCGTTCACCACCTGGCCGCCGACGGCCGCGCAGCTCAACGCCGCCACGACGAAGGACATCACGTACTCGCTGACGTCCTCCGGCTGGAACCACGGCAAGGCGCAGGAGACCACCACCGACGACCGCCTCACGCTCCGCGAGGTCCTGGCGAAGCCCGGGCGCATCACGCACACCGTCGAGGTCCAGTACTTCTACGGCTCGGAGGAGGACGTCGTCGACCCGCTCTTCGTCGAGGGCGCCGACATCGTCATCGCGGCCCGGTACGCGGTCCTCTACGAGGAGGCCGTGACGGCCGCCGACAAGTTCGACTTCCTCGAGCTCGAGTGCGGCGCGAAGCGCCGTGACCAGCCGTCGGCGAACGGCCGCTGGACGAAGACGCAGGCGCTGCACCCCCGCGGCAAGGTCCTCGAGGACGTCGTCATCGCGTAGCGCCAGCACCACCGTACGGGTGGGCGTCTTCCTCCCCGGAGCGCCCGCCCGCACTTCACCCACATCCGGGGACGATCCGGGGAGGATCCCATGAGCAAGATCAGCGACATCGCCCAGAACTACCGCCCGCCGACGCGCACCGTCATCGTGATGCTGACGCCGAACGACGACGCGATGCGGCGCCGCGAGGAGCTGCTGACCGCGATCGTCGACGTCGAGAAGGCCGCGAACGAGCGGCTGGCGCGGAAGGCGCCGACCGCGAAGCTGCGGGAGGAGCTGGCAGCGCTCGAGAAGAGCGAGGCCGAGTTCATGCGCACGCTGCGCTTCACGAAGCTCGACGGCATCAAGTGGGCGGAGCTCACGGCGAAGTACGGCCCGCGCGAGGACGTCGCGTTCGACGCGCAGCTCGGCTACAACCACCACGCCGTCGCCCTCATCGCCGCGAAGGTGAACGGGACCGACGTCACCGACGACGCCGAGGAGCCCCTCGACGACGCCGACTGGGAGACGATCCACAAGGTCGCGTCCGGGTGGGACATCGAGAACATCGCGACCGCCGTGCTCGAGATGAACGTGATGCGGTCCGCGCGGACGATCGGCCGCCTAAAAAAAGACTGATCGACGACCCCGAGCTGCGCGGCGAGCTGGTGCAGGCGCGCGCGCTCGGGGTCTCGCTTCGTCGTCTGCAGGGCTGGGAGCCCTCGTCGCGCACCGAGTACGAGTACGACGACGACGGGCGCCTGGTCGCCGCGACGACGACGCAGGAGCCGGAGTTCGGGCCGACCGACCACGACTGGCTCGTGGCCTTGGCTGCGCTCGAGGCGGAGGAGGGCCCGCACGGGCACCTCATGTCCGACGCGCTGTCGGCCGAGGCTGACCCGGCGAACCCGGACGGCGCGTTCGAGTTCGTCGCCGGCCACCCCGTGCAGAGCCCCGAGGGGGCGTGGGTCCGGGCGCCGCTCATCGACTACGCCGAGAAGGCCCGCCTCGACATGCGCGATCGCCTGCAGGCGGCCGACCCGAAGGCGCACCTGAACGGCGTCGTGATCCCCGTCTACAAGGTGCCGCGTCGCCGCCGCGTGTCACCGCTGAAGCACACAACTCCACAGCAGCAGTAGCCCCGCGCGGGCCCGACGGATCGAGGTCACGCGATGGACGCACGCTCCGTACGGCTCAACATCACCGCCAGCATGCGGGGCGTCGTCGAGGAGTTCCAGAACGGCGCCCGCGCGGCGAACCAGTTCTCGACGACGCTCGGCAAGGAGCTGAAGCCCGCCCTCGCGGCGATCGCCGTTGGCGCGGCCGCGGGTGTCGGCCTGGCCGTGTCGAAGTTCGCGGACTTCGACCAGGCCATGTCGAACGTGCAGGCGTCGACGCACGAGACGGCCGACGTCATGGGCCAGTACCGCCAGGCGGCGCTCGACGCCGGCAGCAGCACGGTCTTCAGCGCCACGGAGTCGGCGAACGCGATCGACGAGCTCGCGAAGGCGGGCCTGTCCGCGAACGACATCCTGGGCGGCGGCCTGACGGGCTCCCTCGACCTCGCCGCGGCGGGTGGCCTCGGCGTCGCCCGGGCGGCCGAGATCGCGTCGACGACGCTGCAGCAGTTCGGCCTCGAGGGGTCGAAGGCCAGCCACGTCGCCGACGTGCTCGCCGCGGGCGCCGGCAAGGCCATGGGCTCCGTCGACGACCTCGCGAACGGCCTCAAGTTCGTGGGCCCGGTCGCGGCGTCCCTCGGGGTCAGCCTCGAGGAGACGACAGGCGTCCTGGCGCTCTTCGCGCAGCAGGGCATCATCGGCGAGCAGGCCGGCACCTCGCTGCGCGGCGTGCTCGCGTCGCTGACGTCGCCGTCGAAGGAGTCCGCGAAGGAGATCGAGCGGCTTGGCCTGAACCTCTACGACGCGCAGGGCAACTTCCTGGGCCTCGAGAACGCCGCCGGCGAGCTGTCGAAGGCGTACGGGACGATGGACCAGGAGTCGCGTCAGGCGTCCCTGGGCATCATCTTTGGCCGGGAGACGATCACCGCGGCGACGGCGCTGTACCAGGCCGGGGCCGAGGGGGTCGCGGAGTGGTCGGCCGCGGTCGACGACAGCGGCTACGCGGCCGAGACGGCCCGTCTCAAGCTCGACAACCTGAAGGGCGACGTCGAGGCGCTGGGCGGCGCTCTGGACACCGCGCTGATCCAGACGGGGTCGAGCGCGAACGGCACGCTGCGCGACCTCGTGCAGGGCGCCACGGGCCTGGTCACCGCCTACGCGGAGGCGCCCGGCCCGGTGCAGGCTCTCGGCCTCGCGCTCGGCGTCACGGCTGCAGCTGCGGCCGCGGCCGGCCTCGGGTTCGTCACCCTCGTGCCGAAGATCGCGGCGACGCGTGCGGCCATAGTGCAGGCGAACATCACCGGCGGTGTCCTCGCGAAGGGCATCGGCAAGGGCGGCGCGCTGCTGCTCGGCCTGACGGCCCTCACGGGTGGGTTCGCGGGCCTCGGCGCGCAGGGCCAGCTGACAGCCGACCAGATCGCCGACGTGAACAAGGCGCTGAAGTCGGTCGACTTCGAGAACGTCGACAAGCTCTTCTCGAAGTCCGGCATCGGGTTCTCCTTCCAGGAGGGCGACACCTTCAAGTCGGACAACGCGCTGGCCTCGCTGAAGAAGATCACGGGCGGGTTCAACGACCAGGCCGACCAGAAGATCACGAAGTTCGTCGACGGCGTCACGTTCGGCCTGACGAAGCTCTCGGACGTCTTCAAGGAGAACGAGGCCACGTTCCGTCAGATCGGCACGACGTTCTCCGACCTCGCGGGCACCGACTACGGGACCGCGTCGTCGAAGTTCGCCGACATGGTCGAGGAGATGGGCGGCGGCGCCGACACGGTCGAGCGTCTGCTCGAGGTGATGCCCGACTACAAGGCCACCCTGACGGACCTCGCGACCGCCGCCGGCGTCACGGTGAGCGACCAGGAGCTCCTGAACCTCGCGATCGGGAAGGGCGACCTCGCGACGCAGCTCGCGAAGGGATCCGCGAACGAGCAGGAGGCCGCGCTCACCGAGCTCGGCGGGGCGGCGGAGTCGGCCGAGGGCGACATCACGGAGCTTGCGGACGCGATCACGAACTTCGGGAAGGCGCAGTTCGACACGAACGCGGCGACGCGGGAGTTCGAGGCAGCGATCGACGACGCTGCGAAGGCCCTTGAGACCAACGGGCAGACGATGGACGTCACAACCGAGGCCGGCCGCGCGAACCAGGCCGCCCTCGACGACATCGCGAGCTCGGCGCTGGGCGTCTCGGCTGCGATCATCTCGCAGACGAACGACCAGGAGGCGGCGTCGGCGGCCCTGCAGCGTGGGCGTGACGCCTACATCGAGGCGTCGGTCGCGGCCGGTGTCTCGGAGGAGGCGGCGAACGCGTACGCCGACCAGCTGGGTCTAATCCCGTCGAACGTCTCGACGGCGATCGTCGCGACCGGGGTCACGAAGACCCAGGCCGACATTGACGCGATCCAGGCGAACCTCGCGCAGACGATTCGCGAGCTGACGATCTCGATCCGCACCGCGGTGGACAGGTCGCAGCTCGACTCGCTGCTCACGGGGATCCGGAACGCCCGGTCGGAGCTGTCCGACCTGAACGGTGCAGCGTCCGGCAGCGGCCGCATGGGGACGTACGCCTCTGGTGGTCCCGTTTACGGGGCTGGCACGGGGACGTCCGACTCGATCGTCGCCCGCCTGTCGAACGGCGAGCACGTGCTCACCGCGCGCGAGGTGCTCGCCGCGGGCGGCCACCAGGCCGTCATGGCGTGGCGGAAGTCGCTCGTCGCGACGGCGCCCGGGTTCGCCGGTGGCGGGCCGGTCTTCACCCAGCAGGCACCGCGCTACGTCTCGACGGGCGCTGCGCCCCTGGTGATGGTCGCGCCGCCGCCGGTGAGCATCGACGCCCCGATCTACGCGGACGGCAGCCTCCTCGGCTTCGTGCGCGGCGTCGCGGGGCAGGAGATCCAGTTCGCTCTGGCGACGGAGGAGCAGGTGCGGGCCCAGGGATGGCGCCCGGTCTGATCCGCCGCCGCCGGCACCGACCCCACGAGAGGCACTCATGCAGGTAGTCGATGGAGGCACGGCGTCGTCGACGTCCACCAGCACGGTGGACGGAGGCGACGCCTTCACCGTGTTCATGCCCGGCGCACCGCAGCTCACGGCGGACGCGAGCACGTGGAGCGTCGACCTCAGGTTCGACGAGCTGAAGGCCGCCACGGAGACGCTGACGGTCGTCGCGATCACGGCCGAGGGCACCTACCCGGTGCGTTCGGCCACGCGGGCCTACGCCGTCGGCGGCTTCACGGTCACCGACTACGGGGCTCCTCCGGGCGTCGACGTCACGTACCGCGGGCAGATGTTCGCGGCCGACGGCACCGACCTCGGCTTCACCGACTCGGCGACGACCCGGTACGACATCGACCCCTCGATGGTCATCTTCTCGGACCCGCTCGTCCCGGGGAACCGGGTGCTGGTGGAGGCGCGGAGCGACTTCGGCGCCCGGAAGGTGCGAAAGCGCGAGGGTGCCACGTACCGGGTCGGGACGCGCACCGTGGGCCTCTTCGCCCCGTTGGGCCTCCTCGAGGACGTGACCCTGTCCGTGCAGACGAAGTCGCTCGACGACGCCGACATGCTCGAGCGCGTCCTCGAGGCGATGCCGGTGCTCGTCCGGTCGATGCCGCCCGTCAGGGTCCCGCGGCAGCTGTACGTCGCGATCGAGCAGACCGACACGCAGGACGTCGACGTGCACTGGGGCGGCACGTGGACGACGTACCCCCTGAAGGGCGCCGAGGTGTCCCGCTCCGTCACCGACGTCGTCGTGCCCGTCGTCACCTGGCAGACCTACATGGACGCCTTCCCCACCTGGGCCGCGTTCAACGCCGCCTACGCGACCTGGCTCGACGCGATCGACAACCCCCCGGAGGCGTGATGCTGCAGCTCGACGACGACGCGCGGAAGGCGCTCGAGGACAACAACTCGCCGAGCTACCGGGCCCGCGCCTACTACGGCGAGGACCTCACGCTGCTCGAGGTGCCGCTCGCCTTGGACGGGTCGCTGACGTACAGCGGCGACGCCGTGAAGCAGGCGATCGGCAGCGTCTACGTCCGCGGCGCCGCCGACGAGTCCCTGGTCCCGCGGGAGCCGACGGACCCGCTCGCACCGTTCGGCCAGGAGCTCGACATCTTCCGGGTCGTCTCGGTCGGGAAGACGTCGTGGGAGATCCCCATGGGCCGGTTCCGGATCGAGGACGTGCCCGACATGCGCGAGCTCTTCCGCCTGTGGCCGTCGATGAAGCAGGTCGTCGCGTGGGACCTACAGCTGAAGCTTGTCGACCGCTTCGACATCATCGAGGCCGACGACTTCCTCGTGCCCGACGCCCCGAAGGCGGACAACAGCACGTGGGACGAGATCCGCCGGCTGTCGCCGCTGCCGATCGTCGTCTCGCTGCCGGACCGCCCGGTCCCGCCGAGCCTCGTCTACAAGTCCCGCATTGACGCGATCACCGAGCTGATGAGCAACCTCGGTGGGACGCCGCACCTGACGCGGCAGGGCGCGCTGACGGCGCGCGTCACCGACGCATGGATCACGGCGACCGAGCCGGTGTTCACCGTCGACGGCGTCATCGACGTCTCGAGCTCCATGTCGATCAAGGTCTTCAACTCGGTGGTGTCGCGGAGCTCGATCGGTGACAACAACATCGTGGCCGTGCGCGAGATCACCGGGGACGGTGACCCGCTCTCCGTGAACGGACCGCTGCGGCGCCGCACCTACGAGCACGCCTCTCCGCTGATCGAGACGCAGGAGCAGGCCGACGCGGACGCCGAGACGGTTCTCCGTCGGGTGTCGTCGAAGCAGGCCCGCCGCATCACGATCACTTGCCTGCCGCGGCCCGACATCGAGCTGGGCGACTTCGGCCTGGCGATCGACCGTGCCAGCCGGCGCCGGTTCCTCGGGGAGGTCACGGACATGCGCTTCTCGATGGACCCCGCGGCCGACATGGCGATGGACCTGATCGTCGCCGAGGAACTCGACGACCAGGCCGACGTCGAGGTGGCCTGATGGGCCTCGGCCGGGCCCTGGGCGAGCTGGGCGACCCCGAGGCCGCGCTGAGCCGTGGCACGTGCGTCTCGCTCGACTGGACGACGGGCCTCGTCGAGGTGAACCTCGGCGGCGGGATCAAGCGCATGCCGATGGTCGGCACGGGCCCGATGGTCGGCGACCAGGTGTGGGTCGCGTCGCTCGCAGGGCAGCCCGTGTGCCTCGGCTCGCTCCCGAAGTCGGCGCTCGGCACGATCATCGCCGAGCCGGTGGGGGGCAAGGTGCAGGTCCGCGGGGACGACCAGGTCGTGTCGACGCTCCCGTTCAATTACGACCACGAGCCCTTCGGGGTGAACCAGCGCGTCGCGATCGACTGGCAGTCGGGCACGGTCGAGTACCGGCTCTCGTCTGACGCGACGATCATGCCGCCGGCTGCTCCGGCGCCGCCCGCCGCGGCGACCGAGGGTCCGAAGACGGTCGAGTTCGCACCGGTCGACTCCGGGTCGTTCTGGCAGAGCGGCGGGTCGTGGGCGAAGGCGGACGTCTGGTGCACCGACAGCTACCTCGGCGCGTACTTCTACGCCGGCATCGCGGACACCATCCCCGACACGGCGCAGATCACCGAGGTCCGCCTGTCCGTCGTCGAGACGGAGAACCGGTTCCCGTCGTCGCGCGCCACGTTCGGCACGCACAACCTCGGCGGCAAGAGCGGCGCCCCCGTCATCTCGAACGCCGTCGCCGTGCCCGCCGGGTCCGGCACGTGGCCGCTGCCGACGTCGATCGGTGACGCGCTCAAGACCGGCGCCGCCCGCGGCATCGGCACCAACCACGGCGGGTACCACCGCTTCGGCACCGCGGCCTCGGGCAGCGGCCGCCTCTTCATCACCTACGCCTAGGAGGCCTCCATGCCCACGACCGACAAGGGGATCCAGACCGTCGCGAACACCGACGGGATGCTCGGCCCTGCGCAGATCACGAAGGTCGCTGAGGACGTCGACGACCTGCTCGACGGCTCGGTGCCCGACAGCGCCGCCCTGGCGAGGATCACCGGCGCCGGCCGCTGGCTCGGCCGGCAGCTGACCGTGGCCGCGAAGAAGATCCGCTACGAGTGGGACGGGAGCGCGTGGGCCCCCGTCTCCTGGCCGGGCCTGATCCGGCACTGGCGCGGGCAGTACACCGCGAACGCGGCGCCCGGGAACCAGGTCATGGCCTCCCGCACCGTGCCGATCCGACCACACGCGCAGCGGGTGCACGTCATCGCGACGGGCGTCGGCGGGTTCGGGGCGTCGGCCGGCTACCTCACCGTCGGCCTCGCGTGGAGTGGCGACACCGTGAAGGTGACGTCGAACGGCAAGACCTACGACGGCACCCCGACGAAGAAGGTCGACGTCGGGCCGGAGAACGGCTCGGCGTTCCAGGGCGGGCAGTTCGTGAGCGTCTCCCGCGCCTTCGCCGTCGAGATCCCCGCCGGCATCGCCTGCACCCTCGACCTCGTCAGCGACGCGTCGATCGAGGCTTTCTACCGCCTCAGCTTCGAGGCCCGCACCTACGGCGAGGGCGAGTTCGCCTAAGCCTGATCGGAGGCACCATGCCCGCATCCGTGGGTCTGTCCCGCTACGCCGAGCTCCGCGGCATCGAGCAGTTCGTGAACGCTGCCGACGCCGCCCTGCTCCTGACCGCCCTCCTCGACGACGTCGCCAAGCTCCCGGGCTGCTACCGGGCGACGGTGAACGAGGGCAACCGCTCCCGGCCCCGGCAGGACCTCGTCTGGGAACGCAGCAAGCACGGTGGCGCTCTTGCCGCGCCCCCGTACACGTCAACTCACGACGAGATCCGCATCGGCAGCGCCGTCGACCTCGGCGGCCCGAACGGGGAAGCCCTCGCCGGGCCCACCCTTGCCGCGATCCGCCGTCTCGGGCCCGCGTACGGGGTCCTGCCGACCGGCATGGACTTCTCCCGCCCCGAGACCTGGCACTTCAACATCTACCCCGCCATGGCCGCCGCGATGCTCGCTCTCCTGCGCGCCCGCGACGCCGGCACCCCGACCCCGCCCCCCGAGGAGGACGACATGACCGACATCGCGTTCGTCGAAGTGAACGACCCCAAGTCCGTCTGGCACGGCTCGACCGGCTACTACACCTCCGGCGAGGGCTTCGTCGTCACCTCGGAGGGCGGCCAGGGCCGCGGCCTCTACGAGGCGAAGCGCCTCACCGCGGGCGTCTTCGGCCTGAAGGTCGAGCACCGCACGACCGACGAGGCCGGCTGGGTCCTTGCCCGCGCCGCCGAGCGCCCCGATCCCGCCGTGTTCGACACCGCGGCGATCGCCGGCGCAGTGGCCGCGAGCCTCAAGGCCGGCGGCTCGCTCGCGCCGACCGCGATCACGGCCGAGGTCGTGCAGCAGATCACCCAGGGCGTCGCCGACACCCTGTCCGCCCGCCTCAAGTCCTGATCGGAGCCCACCATGAACCCCGTCCTGCAGCGCTTCGCCCCGAGTGTCCTCTCGTTCCTCGTCCTCGTCGTCGGCGGCGTGCAGGTCGCCGTCGCGGCCGGGCCCATCACGCCCGTCGTCCTGGCGCAGCTCGTCGTGCTCGTCCTCACGACGTTCACCACCTGGCTGGTCCCGCTCGTCGGCACCCGTTGGCGCGGCAAGGTGAAGACCGGCGTCGAGCTGCTCGGTGTCGCGGTCACCCTCGCCCTACCGTTCATCGCGACGGGCGCGATCACCTGGTCGCAGCTGCTGCTCGTCCTGGTCGCGTTTATCAAGGCAGGCGCCGCCGAGCTCGGCGTGCAGATCCGCACCGAGCCCGCCGTCGCCCGCGACCCCGCCGACCGCATCGACGGGCCCGACCACCTGGTGACCAGCTGATGCGCAGGCTCGTCGGCGGCGTCCGGCGCGCAGCGAGAGCGTCGATCTGGGCGCGCGACTCCGTCTCGGCCAAGGACGCGCGCGTCGCCGGGCTCCTCCGCTACGGGCTCCCGGCGTTCGACGTCTTCGTCATCACCTTCGGGCTCCTCGGGTTCCTCGGTGGCATCCCCGCACTCCGTGCCACGTTCTCGGACGGCTACGCCGAGGTCTGGGCGCTCGTCCTGGCGAACACCGGACTGCTCGCGCTCATCGGGGTCGCGTTCCCCGCGATCCTGTGGCGGCTCGAGTTCACCGCGAAGGCATTCATGGTCGGCCTCATCGTCGTCTACGCCGGAGCCGTCTTCATCGCCGGTGCCACCAACGGGGACATCGGCCGGGCCGCGGTCGGGGGCGCGATCCTCGCCATGGCGGTGCTCCCGTCGTGGCGACTGAACGACATCGCGCGGGATCGGCGGGTGAACGGGTGGCTGTAGACATCGGCGAGCTCGGCCTCCTGATCGGTGGGATCGGCACGCCGGTGGCCGTCGCGGCGATCGGTGCTAGGGCGGCGATCGCGAACGCGAAGCGGTCGAACCGGACCGAGGAGAAGCGCCTCGACCTTGACGAGTTCGCAGCGTTCCGCGAGACGTACGTGGCCGACATGGCCGGGCTCCGCGCGGAGCTCGCTGAGCTGCGGCTGCAGTTCAACGCGATCCGCGCGATCCTCCGCCGCACCCGCGAGGCCTTCCGCGAGTACATCCGTCAGGTGCGGCAGACGTGGGGCACCAACGCGGCCCCGCCGCCTCTGGGCGAGCACATCCGCGACCTGCTGTCGGAGGACGACCTCGACGGGACGTTCTCGACGGCCGAGGTTCGCCGCATGCGCGACGACCCCGACCTCGCGCCCACCGCTGAGGGGAGGTGACCGTGTTCGTCATCCTCTGCATCGTCGTGCTCCTGCTCGCCTACAGCCCGACCCTCGAGGCCGCCAACCGGCGCTGACCTCACCCCCTGCGCGGGCCACCGACCCGGTGGCCCGCGCTCTTCTTCGTTCCCGGCCGCCAGGCGGCAGAAAGCAGGACCACCATGGCGCTCATCTACGTTCGCCGCGACACGACCGCCAACTGGCTGAAGGCCGGGAACCCCGTGCTTCAGCCGGGCGAGGGCGGCCTGAACACCGACACCGGGGAGATCTTCTTCGGCGACGGCACGACCCCGTACACGGACCTGCCGAAGACGCAGATCGCGCCCGGAGGGAAGTCCTTCGCGACTGTCGACGACACGTCGCTGTTGTTCGCGGACGACGTGCTCGCCGCCCTGGCGACGCAGTTCGTTCAGCCGCCCAAGGCGTCGCGGCATCCTCTGACAGGGTGGTTCCACCTCGATGGGTTCGGCGCGAAGGGGCAGGGTGCCAGCGTCAACGACTTGCCGGCGCTGCAGGCTGCCTACGCAGCGTGCGGGGTTGGCGACACCATCTACGCAGGATCGAAGACCTACGGCCTCGGCGGTCAGTTCCACATCACCGCAGCGAAGCCGATCACGCTCCGCGGGAACGGCTGGTCGCAGACGCTGGACTCGTTCTCCACCGTCGGCACTCGCTTCGTCCCGACGACGGCGCTGGACCAGGGCTCGCTCGAGTCGCTCATCAAGATCTCCGGTTCGTACGCCGTCCTGCGGGACTTCGCCGTCGAGGGGAAAGGGGCAACTGCTGGCGCGTCCGGTGTCCTTGTTACGGGCATCCCTGGCAAGCACGCTCACGGCAACACCCTCGACCGGCTCGCGATCTTCGGCTTCGAGCACGGCCTGATCCACGGTGCCTACTCCGACCACACCTCCATCTACGGAGGCCGCATGGCGGGGAACAAGTGGGGCGTTGGATTCGCGAAGGACAACCACTTCGACTTCCTGCACCTTGGCGTGCTGCTCGACGGCAACGTCGAGAGCTCGCTCCACGCAATTGGTGACGCTTCAGCAGTAAATGTTTCCGTCATCCGGTGCCATCTCGGCTTCAGCAAGTACGGCATCATTCAGGACGACACCACTTCGGGCAACGGATTCACCGGCCTGACCCTCATCGATTCCCCGATTGAGAACGTCAGCGAGCAGATGATCAACCTCGCGTTCGGCGGAAACATCCGGATCGACGGTGGCTACTGGCTCTGGGGCGGTTCCGACGCTGCAATGCGTCCGGCCAAGGCCGCATTCTCGATCGGCGTCCTCAATCAAGGGCCGATTTGGATCAGCACGCGCCTGGAAGAGCAGACGAAGAACCCGAACAGCCCCGGCGTGGTCGAGGTCCGGGGGTACTCGAACCACCGCATCACGGTAGACACGCCTCTGAACGGCTTCGCCAAGCAGAAGATCTCCGGCGCGTACGACCTTCTGCCGCCCAACACCGCCACCGTGACGCCGAACGGCAACCGCTTGTTCGAGTCCCTGCTGGTCACCCGCGACGTCGTGATCGCCCCGCCCCGGTTCCCCGAGCGGGGCGCAGTAATCCGGCTGCGCCTGAGTGGGATCAACCTCGGCACCACCACGGCGACAATCACGCTGTCAACCGACGTTGGCGGCTTCAAGCTCGGCACGGACATCACGGGTCCGATCACCGTGACTAACGCTGTCAGTCGGTACATCACAGCGATCTACAACGAAGGCACGAACAGGTGGGACGTCCTCAGCGCAGCTGGGGGTTTCTAG